CCACGATTCTCCCGAAGCTGTGTTAGCTAATTTTAAATTTGCATATCTTCCTCTTGCTCTAGTATCTACATGCGTTGTAGAAGAGTTAACGGTAAAAGGACTCAAAGGAGAATTAACTTCATCCGTTGCAGGGTAATCAGTTATGCCTACAGTAATTTGATTGTTACCTGTCAAAACTTTAAAGTTAGGTAAAAATCTTCTCATTGATAAAAATACTTCACTCTGATCGGCTTGTAAAGAAAAACTAAAAGATTGAATAAAGGAAGCTAATGTAGTTGTAGATCCATCAGGATTAATTTGATCGTTGCCTGTTTCTTGAGCAAAATAAGTTGTTTGTCCTAGGCCTGATTGACCTGTTACATTAGGAAAAGTTCCTGTTGTAGAACTGTTATAAGAAGTCGAATAAGGTTGAGGATAAATTAAAGTATCCATCCAACTAGTTCTATTAAAATTAGCATTAGTATTTGTATACCACGTTCCAAGAGGTGGTTGTTTAGCTTCTCCATAATTATAAGTAACAGATCTGTTATTAAAATCAGATCCTGTTGTAGGATACCACCAAGTTACTTCGGTAAATAAATTATTTAAACCTGCACAAATTTGTTGACCTTTAGTTGTATCAATATCATCAAAAACATAATCTTCCACACTACAAGGTAAAGAATTAACAGTACCATCAAATGCAAACAAACCATTATTGGACATCCAGTAAGCTACACCATCAATTTCCACAGCTGCATTTTTACCTATTAAACCACAGTTAGTTCCTACTTGTTCAAATCCAAAGGTAAAAGGTGCACCTACAAATTTCATCGTATACAAAGCATTATCAGTCCATACTAAAATATTTTCTTTAGCGATCAACGCTCCGACAATTTTAGTTCCGTCTTGAAGTCTTTGCGAACCAGCAGTATTGGTTGCTAAGATATCATAAGTGTTAATATCTTCTGTTGTTGAAAATCTAATAAACATATCGTCTTGGCTATCTGTAGCCCAAGTACCATTAGTATTTAACGTTTCTAAAGTTCCAAAATGAATTAAGTGTCTTGTTGTAGGAGAAACTAAAGTTAATCTAGTTTTAGTAGGATTTTGTGTAGATAATAATCCTGCTGTACTTTGAGAAGCTCTTACAGCTAAAGGTGATGGAACAGCCGTGTTCCAAGTATAAGTTTTACCATTAGCAATAGTTGCAACTAATACATCTCCATAATTATTTAAGGACCAAAGACCTGGTTCTAAAACAACTTGTGATGCGTTAACCGCTGAGCCCCAACCATTATAAATTGTAGCATTAGTAACGACGGCATTATTTAAATGTTCAACATCGGTAGTACCACCCGCAGCCCTGCTAATTCCTGATATGGTATTGGTTCCTGTAGTATTAGTAGTGTAAGTCATTAACTCACTATCAATTAATAAAGTACCTGAAGATGGAAAAGCAGCAGAGTCATCAACAATTAAACTTGTTGCAGCTACTGCAAAATTACCTGCCATATTAATGGCGTTGGCTGCAGCTCCAGCAACACTTCCACCATACTGTCCTAAGCCATAACCATATCCATAACTTTGTTCTGAAGGCCCAACAGGTGTGTAAGGTTCGGTATCTAAAGTTCCTTGTGTTGTAACAGTTGCTGTTGATTGATTTAAAGAATTAATTGTAAAAGTAGTAGCATTAGGAACGGTTAACACTTGATAAAGTTTGTCTTCAAATTGTGCATCAGTTAAACCTGCGCTAGTTTGAGCAGCAGTTAAAGTTACATTATCAAACAAAATAATATTACCTGCTTCTAAACCATGAGNGGTAGAAGATGTAATNGTACAAGTTTTAGCACTGGTGCTATCAATACTTAAAGTACAGTTAGTAAATGTAATTTGTGAGGGTGTAGTTGTATCGTCTGTCTTAAAAGGAGTAATATCAAAAAGTTGTCCTTCAAAATAAATAAGTAAAAATTTATCGGTTCCAATTGCAACATATCTATTTCCTTCTTTATCCACAAAAGAATGTTGAGCACGAGCTACACCTACAATGGTATCTGTAAGTAAAGATTGCCAACCTCCTATTTTTTCTGGAAGTCCATATCTAAATCTTGCTAAGTCTGAATCGGTCCACCGTCCGGCAGCACCTACACTAGTATCTTGTTTGTCAATTCCGGGGGCGAATTTAATTTGAGTAAGAGCCATTGGTTAGACCCTATGCTGTATTAGTTTTATATGTCCACCCTAAATCAGTGTTAACATATACTAAGGTTATTGCTTGAGTGTTTGTTGTTAAAGTTAAATCAGTTGATGCACTTAAAATTTTATTACCATTTCTACCTACTACACAGTTATTAGATGCAAAACCTTGAGGACTTGTATTAGCATCTATAATAGTTATTTCATCTCCTTGAACTGGACTTGCCGGTAAATTAACAGTAACTGCTGATGAAAAAGAATTAACTAAAATTTGATCACCTGCGACTGCTGTGTAAGGAGCATTTGTTCCTGCCACTACCTCATAGTAACCTTTATTCATTAATCCTCTAACAGTATGAGTTCCGTTTGAATAAAATACTCCTGTTGATTTAACAGGTATAGTTACAGGAGAACCTGAAGCTGCTGTTTTAACACTTAAAGTATAATTACTACTTGATCGTGTTGTAGCATCTTCTACTATAAATACTCTTAAAGCTGTTCCTCCTGAAGGGACGCTTGCAGGCATGATTAAAGTTTGATTTCTAGTTAAAGTTCCTGTTAATTTTAAATATAAATTTTTACCTGTTGCAGTTGTTGTTCCTGCAGCCGAACCATCAGCAAGTGTTAAAGTAACATCTGTACCTCCACCCATAGCAACTTCAATATTACCTGAAGAAGATAGTTCTAAAATTTGTAAGTTAGTATTTGTGATACTACCCCAAAGACCAGCTTTTTCACCGGTTGTGATTAATTCAATTGATAGATCTGATGAGTGTTGTGATGCCATAGTTTAATAAGGTTTTATCTCTATCCAAACGTTATTTGCATTTGGATCTATATCATTCCAAGTTATAATGCCTGGTTCTTTTGTTTTTAGATCCATTGCTACACCATCTGGTATAACATTAGCACTAGCAGTAACAATAACAGTTCCATTGCCCAAAGTCAAAGGATTCTTGGTGACATTTACTGCTACATCTGTGAAAGCTGTAACGGTAGCCGTTCCTAAAGTAAGAGGACTTCCTGTAAGAGTAAACTCAGCATCTGATGCAATAACAACAGTCCCTGTTCCGAGTACTAAAGGATCAGGTGAAACGATTTGCGTAATAGAAGTTGCTGCTATATTTACAGGACCAATTGTTAATACTAAATTATTAGGATTAACAGATATAATTACACTATTATCTGAACCTGTTGTAGAAAAAGGTGTGGCTGAAAATGAATCAAATCCAAGTAACACAAGCTACCTCGCCGTGCCGGCTTTGTCATTACTAGAAACTATTGGTTTATTTGCAAATGCCAATACCATATATAAATTAGCTGCTCCATTAGTATCTCCTGCACCATTACGAACTTTAAATCCATTACTTAAAAAATCTATTGATAAATTTGTATTGTTACTTTCAACTCCAGTTTCTTGTGCTTGTAAAAAGTTTGAGTTAGGATTCCAATATCCAGGATTTGTACCTGGTCTAACATTATCATACATACACCAACCACTTGAACTATCTGTTTCTTTAATCATAAGCCATTGAGGTTCAAAACCACAGTATACAAAAGGGCCATCAGCTAATCCTGTACCATAATAGCTAGTCATTTTAGAGTAGCCAGGAATTTCACTCCACGCATAGACAAGATAAGTTCCTGAACCATCTGCCGCATTACCATAAGTATTAGAACCAAGATAAATATAAGTTGAATTTGGTGCTGTTGTAAATACATCATCTGTCATTAAAGAATTAACAATAGTCCATGATAAAATTTTAGTATTATCATCCCATACTGTAGAAGTATTAGCCCAGTTATAAGTTGAATTTAATTTTTTAATTGCTATAAATTTTGGAACTTTTCCTAAACCATGTGCTAATGTTGCATTAACAGCTCCACTTCCTGTATAGGTAGCAGAATAAAAACCTGCTGTAGCATTCATATTAACTGCTGATGGTGTTATACTTCCTCCTGAAGGTACTGATGTTGTACCACCTTTCCAAGAATACGAAATCATATTATTAGTTCCACTTGGATTAATTGCAGACCAAGGACCTACTGTAAATCCATTTGCATCAAATGAAGTTATTCCGAAATTAGGATCAGCATTAGTACCATTAGTATAATTTCTATTTGTTGCTAACCATTTATTTGTTCCTCTTACTGCATCATAAACAACATTATCATCTGTAAAATCTCTACCTTTAAGCCAGACTAATGCGGGTTCAAATCCAGTTCCTGTAATTGCATTTGTAGATGCGTTACCTGAATAACCTACTACTTTTACATTATCTGTTGGTTTAAATGATATATATGCCATAGTTTTTTCTCCTTAAAAAGTATTTATCCAATTTGTATTAACCGCACCAAATCCTGTGGGTGGTGCATAAGCCCATGTTCCCTCGTTAGCTGTTACTGAACTACCTATTGCTGTGGTAGCATAATAACCATTTCCAAAATTTATATTTGATGATGATCCATTACCCTCTAGTGATAAACCAAATAAATATGGTCCATTAGCTGTAGTGATACCTGTAAAAGCAGCATCGGTTCCAGTTGCAGGATTAGGTGTGCCACCTGAATCAAACCAAGTACCATTTCTACCCCACCAAATTTTTCCATTATCTAGATCGAAAGCCATCATAATAGTAGAAGTTGCTGGAGTAAAATCTGATTCAGTCCATCTTGGGGAAGAATTATTATTTACTTTATAACCATTACCATTATTACATTGAAACTCATATCCAACTGCTGACTTACCTGCATAACTTGTATTAAGTGTACTCCAATTTGTTGTTTCACTTGGATCTGCTCCTTGAACTCCAAATTTTAAATTATGTCCAGTGCTTACAAATTGTGCTTCCACATAATATTTTCCACTAAAAACTCTTTGTGTTGAATATCTACCTGCCCATTGTGTGGCAGTTGAAGCTAATGATGTATTACCATTAGTCATTGTTAAACCTGATGGATAGGGAATATCTGGATATAGCGTTGACATATTATTATCAGGAGTATCTTTTGTATTTGTTAAATTTCCTGAAACAGTAAAGTCATTTGTCTCACCCGAACTGTCTGTTCCTGAAGCACCTGATGCAAATTTTAAAAAGAATCCATTAGTTCCATAGGTTACTGTTGGTGAAGTTTTTGCTACCCATATTCCTGATGTGGCATCTATTTCACCAAATGTAGAAGCTGGATAAGCTTGTCCATCAGCAAAATGGACATGAGACATTTCTCCTCCCCAATATTGTGAAGCATCCCCTCTTGCTCCAATAGCATGAACTTGAGCAGAATTAATTACACCGTCTTGATCTTGTGAAGGATAAGTTTCAGTAGAAAAAGAAGTTTCTCTTACTCCATTTACCCACATCTGTATTCTATCTCCTGATGTTGCATTTCCAGAATCATAAATAACTTGTATGTTGTACCAGGCAGTCGGGTCTCTAAATACTCTATTCGTTGTTAATGTTCCTGCTGATGGTGTTCCATTATATGAAAGTTTATATCCTGTAAATTCAATATGACCATAATTACTACCATCTACATAACTTGAAAATACTTTAGTGTCACCACCAAAGCCATCCCATTTTAACCAAGCACTAAAAGTCCACTTATCTCTATTACCTGCTCCAAATGTTCTATATAATCTTGTACTAGCCATTAATTAAATCCTCCTGATCCTTCTATACTAAAGCTCCACGAAACACTAAATGTTCTACCTGAAGTTTGTCCCTCTGCATCTGTTGCTGTAATTGTAAAAGAATTACTAGCTGCTGATGTATGGGCCGTTTGTGTTCCTGTTATAGTACAGCTTCCAACTCCTGTTGTAAATGTTAAACCTGCTACTGGAGGATTAGGAGCACATGTAAA